GAACTGTGGGTATTGTTGCCGTACTCGCAGCATCTCTAGGCCCTATCGCATTGGCTATGGCGTTAATCGTAAAGGTTGGGGCATTAGTGGTGGGTGTTTTTGCAGCGATGAATGTAGCAGCGTTGGGGTGGGTGGGTACTGCTGTGTTGGTAGCAGGTATCGCATATACATTACGCGCAGCTTGGGAGCAGAATCTAAGCGTCATTAAGGATCGCATGGAGGAATGGCTGTTGGCGTTTCAAACAGGTTTGGAATGGCTGTGGGATTCTCCAATTGGCGGTTTTCTCAAGTATTTTGTTGCAGGTTTTACAGATGCCTATACTACAATCAGAGATGGTTGGGCTGATACGATAGTAGATATTGCGGCCATGGCTATGGGTGCAGGATCGTTTTTGCGTGAGCTAAAAGATGCTATTTCAGATGCATGGGTGGCACCTGATATTTCTACGATGGTAACGCGATTCGAGAGTGGGTTGCGCAAAGCAAAAACAGAATGGGCTTCTGCGTTCGAGCATACGTTTGATGCGCTTAAACCTTCAGCAGATGATGCTGCTTTATATGTTCATAAAAAGTTTACAAGTATTCCATTAGTCATAGAGGCTTTTGGTGCGGCTTCTGTAGAGCATCTTGGTGATTTACTATCTGCTGTTAAGGTTCAGTTTGGGCAGGATTTTGAGGGTATTGTTGATCTTGTAAAACAAGCAATGCCAGATTTAACTTCTGCTATTGATGAAGCTATGCGGTCGATGGGGGGTGTGTCAATAGGTCCTGTTGTACAACCCATTGAAAGCGATTGGAAGTGGGCTGGCGTCTACCCTCAAATGCAAGCTGCGTCTAAAGATATGATAGATGCCATGTCAGAGGAGTCTATATGGGCTGCGTGGGATCGTATGTATGATGGATTGAATGATAAGTCGGCTGAATATTTCAACTTCCAACAGAAGAAATTGGAAAAGGAAGTGGAATTGTGGCAGAAGAATGCATCTGTCATAGCTAAACAATTTGATATGGAAAAGGATGCGGTATTGAATCTGATTGATGTATACGAAAAAGAGCAAAGGGTTTTGATTGAGATTGCAGAGTTAAAACAGGGTGGATGGGCAGATGGATTAAAAGCATTCGCGATGGAGTCTACACGGACGTTCAAAACGGCGGGTGAGAAGGCATTCGAGTTCGCTCAATCAATGGAGCGATCGGTATCAAATGGTTTGCAAGGTATGTCCCGTGATATGGATAATTGGGGAGCACATGCTCTGCGGATTTTGGAAGATATTTATTTTGAAGCCATTAGGATAGCATTCATCCAGCCAGTCGCAAGTGGATTAGCTTCATCTTTTGCCGGAGCGTTTGCCCAACCTTCGGGTGCTGTTTCAAGTGGGCAAGGACCTTCGCTACCCCACTATGCTGAAGGCGGTATTGCCTGGAAGCCACAAATTGCTAGTCTAGCTGAAAACGAACCGGAACTTATCACACCGTTTTCCGAATTGAGAAAGATGCAAGATACTTCTAAGGCTAGTGGTTTTTCCCTGCATATTGAAAACATTACCAACATGCCGATAGAAGCGGAGGATATCGATTTCGATCCAGATCGTATGATAGCTAATATCACCATTAGAGATAAACGAAATAGAGGTCCTGTCAGTAGAGCCAGTAGAAGTCGAGGATAAAATTATGGCACAGCCTGTATTTCCATCATTCGCACGGTATCCAGTAGCAAGTGGATTTAATAAGTCCTATGCTTTTGACAATAGGATTGTAACTGAATTTGATAATGGGCCTTACCTGTCACAGGCTCGTCACACGGACGTTCCTAGATCCTGGACTGTTGTGTGGAGCTTTATGACAGCAGCGAATGTAGCGGCTCTGAATACATTTTATGAGGGAAGCGCTAATTGGGGGGCAGAGCCTATCAAATGGACAGATCGGTCGGATGATGTTGACTACTTCGTTTATTTCAACGGACCGCCTGAATACAAACCGGAAAACGAGGATGCCTCTTTATGGCGAATCTCCGTCACATTTATTGAGGCTCTTGGTAGTTACACGTAGGGGGACTAATGTCTGTAAGCATGCCATCTAATATCACTAAGATTAAGAATGATTTGAATCAACCTGGAGCTTGGCCTTGGTTGATTGTTCTTACCACTCCTGATTCAACTATCCTTCGTTACGCTGGCAATACGGAGGATGTTTCTTATGATGGGGATACGTATACAGCCTTGAATTTCAGTATTGATCAATTTTCTTTTAATACAGAAGGTGAGATTCCGGAAATCACGGCTTCGATTTCAAATATAGGTTATGCATTACAATCATATATTCAAGACGGCGTGATCGGCGGTACTGTCAGTTTTCTTCAGGTCAATACGGATTACTTGGCTGAGGATTATTCTGAAGACCTATTGACGTTTACAATTTCTGGAGTGGAGGTCACATGGACGATTGTAAACTTTACCTTATCTATATCTCCGGAACTTCGATTCCGTACTCCTGAGGATCGATTCAATCCGTATACTTGTCGTCACAAGTTTAAAGGTGGACGATGTGGATATACAGGCGTTTTGACTTATTGTGATCGCAACCCAGATTCTTGCTCTGAGCGTGGCCGTTTCCCAGGTAGTTATGGTGGTCCTTTGTCCATGAGACGTGAAGCTGTGAGGTATGCATAATGGTACGATTCACTCAACAAGAGTTGAATGAGATAATGGCTGAGTTTCTTGGCAAGCCGTATGAAGCAAAGGCTACAGGACCCGATAGCTATGATTGTTATGGATTGGTAAAAGTCTTTGCGGAACGGTTGGGTATGGATCTACCTGATATCGGTTTGGTTGATCCCAAGGATGCGCGTCCTGTTTATGATCAACAGCAGCAGAATTACGAACAGTGTTTGTTCCCACGTCCATTTTCCCTTGTTACGTTTTCATCTAAGACTCTTTTGGATACTCATATCGGTTTGGTCCTCCCGAATGATAATCTATTTATCCATTGTCCAGGCAGGGCTCATGGAAAGGTTCTCGCGGAACCTTTGAGTCGTCGGCCTTGGCGGGATAAAGTTGATGGTTATTGGTGGGCGAAAGATTGGATTGAAGTAGTCATTATGCTCACACCCATGACGACTTCTAAACGAGCTACACAGTTTGTCCGGGCAGGACGTTCGCTTGCGGAAATAATTGAACAGGATATAACTCGTGGACAGGATATACCACTCCACGTTTTTTTGGATGCTGAACCCATTCTAAGGGCCGATTGGGCGGGGACCTACCCTACGTACGCCCAACAGATAGTTATCCGCCCCGAGCTGGCGAGAGGGGCCAAGCCTGTACAACTGATGGGTATGTTAGCCCTTGCTGTAGCTGCTCCGGCTATAATGGGGGCTGTCGCTCCTGGTTTGACTGGCGCTGCGAGTGCAATGATGGCTGGGGAAGCTGCATATAGTGCTGGTACTATGATGGCCTATTCATTAGGCACTGCTGCAATTATGATGGGTGGGGCATTAGCCCTGAATGCGTTGGTGGGTGCGGATGAGGGTAAAGAAACAGAATCACAATCATATACCTGGAATCCCAAGACAACGCAACGAGTAGGTACACCTGTTCCTTTGGTGTATGGGACGTATGGCGTTCGAGGTGTTTTGATATGTAGCTACGCCTCAAGCAAATTAACGGAAGGGACAGACTTTCTCACAAAGGATGCATCAGTCACTTCTGCGGAAGACCTTATCCATCTAAAGATTGCGTATTCAGACGGTCCAATTGAAGGTATCGTGGATGGCACGGAAGAACTTAATAACAGGTCCATTGAATCTTATAATGATGCAGATGATTGGGTGTTGGAGCATTTCACAGGAACAGAATCTCAGGCGGCTTCTACGGTAACAGATGCTTTCGAGATTCCAGTAAATCAAATGTGTAAAGACCAAAATCAGGATGATCATGAAATCACTAAGACTTTTACAGCAGTTGATTGCGATAAGGTTGCTATCGTTTTACGTTTCCCAAATGGTTTGACAAATTTCGATGCAGAGGGAGATGCAAATACTACCCGGATCGACACGAAAATTGAAATGCGTATTGCTGGAGGTTCTTGGCATACGTTGTTTGATTCACAAATTATAGGTAAGAGCCGTGATCCGGTTCGTCTTAGATATTTTTGTCATGAGACATACGAGGGAGGCAGTGCTTTTACTATCACCCCAGGAATAGAATATGAAGCGCGGGTTTCGCGTAATAGCAGCCAACATTCAGATAGGGGTGATAATTTTTACTTCGATTCCATTCAATGTGTATTCGATACAGCTCAAAAACATCCAGGACTTGCTTACACAGCGATTGGGGCTGGGGCGGGGCAGGAGTTATCGGGTAGTATTGATTACTATGCACAGATAGAAGGGAAGCTCGTTTGTATTTATGATTCTGGTGGGAATGTTACAAGTATCGAATGGTCAGATAATCCAGCATGGATTGCAGTAGATGTAGCCACACGTCCTGTTATTTCTGGTACAGGTGAGAGTGGTGATGCTTATGCGGTAGAGTATTATCGTCGGATGGACCCCAGTGACATTACGATGTCTGAATTTATCACTTTTGCGACATGGTGTGATGAGCAGGTTCCAATAACAGATGAGAGTGGTGATACTGAGAATCGATATGTGTTTAACGGTGTGATCGATTCTGAAATGGTAACGTGGGACGCCGTCCAACGGGTATGTAGAGCTGGATGTGCTATGCCGACGTTGACGGGAAATATTCTTGGTGTGGTAGTAGACAAACCTGCTACTCCATCCCAGATGTTCAATGTTTCAAATTTGCGTCCTGGTTTCCGCGTTACCTATCTGCCAACGAATGAAGTAGCTACAATCTATGATGCTGAATTTTATGATGAGACTGGGGACTATGCCAGAGAGAGTTACCCCATTCCATTAAGAGGGGCAGCAGCGGATATTCCAGCGAATTTAGATTGTTGGGGAGCTACAAAACGTTCGCAAGTTTGGCGTAGAGCTACAAGGCAACTTCGTATAAATCAGTACATGAAAAAGATGGTGGAGTTGCCTGCTGCCATTGATTCGATTTACACATCGTTAGGGGATGTTATATATGTCCAGCACCCGGCGATTGCTACTGGTGAAGGCGGTCGAATTGATACAGTATATGCCAATGGTATCAAAACGGATAAGGAATTGGATGTTGAGAGTGGTGAAACCTATACGTTGTTGATTCGTACACATGATGGTTCTGCTGAAAGGCTTAGTTATTATACTGTTGCTTCAGTAACGGGTGATAAGAATGATATAGTAACGATTGTCGGCGCGTGGGATTACACACCGAATGAAATGGATTTGTGGACGTTTGGAACTGCCACTGATGTTGTTGATACTTATAGGGTAACTGGTTTCCGGCGTCATCGTTCTGGTAAAGTCATCCTTCAAGGAATGCAGTATACAACGGATTACTATACTGATGATGAAAACGCTCCTCGGATAGAGCCCCAAGTTTATTCTACAACGAAAGGGGGGACATCACCCTCCCTACTTCCTACAACTCAGCAAGCTGTAGCTGGACAAAAGCCGGGGGTGAGTCATATAGAGGAGTCCATCAAGTGGTATGGTTTGAATTTTACTGGTGATGATGTTGATACCGTGACATGGACAGTCGATTTGGGCGGGGGGATCAAATACCAAGGCACTTGGGTTCCCATAGCGGATTCACAGTTTGGGGAGACGACAGATAAGTACATTTATTTTGATCCTAACATAGGCGATCCAAGATATCTTCAAACAACAAATGAGCTTTCTGATTTGTCCGGTGAAGCTCGTTATTTGTTCTGCATCAATGAGGGCGGCGTGGCGTTCTTTAAAGAGGGTGTTCTTGTTGCTAAGAATGGATCGTACATCGACGCCGACGATATGCCGATTAGTGGCTCCGGCGCGAATCTCTTCGACGAGACTTTTGAGGATGCGTTCGGTCAAGTGACGTCTCACTGGGAACTGTATTCCAGCCATTCGATGACGTACGCGGTGGCGTCGGCCAGCGGGGTTGCTGGCGGGAAGGTTTTGCAGTGTAGTGAGAATGTCGGGGCGATCTGGCACAAGCAGAGCATTCCGTTTGATCCGTCAAAACTCTATCGAGTTCGGATTCGGGCGAAGCGAACGGCGGGCATCTGTTCGCTTTATGCAGGGGTCGCCGGTCGCAATTCAGCCGATACGGCTTGGGTGGACTATACCGGGGCGGCGACGGCAAGGATGTGTGGCCAGCATTACGTGGTAGCGGTCGCTGAGTCGGGCGACGGCGCGTGGGAAATCTTCACGGGGTATTTCAAGGGGCACGCAATTGGCAATGGGACGAACGTGGAATGCCCTGACCCGGCCAATCCTGGTGCGCTGCACGAAGACGTGCGGTATTTCCGGCCCTTCTTGTACATCAGTCAGAGCTCCGGTGAGTCGTGGGAGATTGACGAGTTCGCTATCGACGTCATCCCCGAGGACGCCGACCAAATCCCCGAGGGCGGCACCAATAAATTTGCCGCTGAGTCCGGTGCTGACGTAACTGCGAACAATGCGGTAGATATTACGCACGTTGGCGTCGCGGCTCCTGGTTCACCTCAGGAAGGCTGGGTATGGTGTGACACGAGTGTTTCGC